GATTCGGCACAACGAACCGCCCCGTGCGGGACGCTCTGCCTCGTTTCCAAGCTGACCGTGGCGGAATCCGCTTCGTAACACCCCCACAGCTTTCGGACATGCCGGATGCTGTTGGTGTTTGGACTGCTGCTAACGATGCTGCTGAGACTCCCAGCCCTGCTGCGAAGAACAGCCTCACCGTTGCGTCCGCTGCTGAGAACACCGTCGCTACCGACGCTGTTACTCTCCAGCTGCAGTTCGGTAACCTCGCTACCCGTGCTTACCCAGAACTGATTGCTCGCCACAACGAGCTCGGTCTGATTCAGCACGCTCGTGAGGCAGAGCAGTACCTGCTTGGCAAGATTGCCGCTGGCTCGACAGCCGTTACCACCACAAGCCTCATTGGCTTCGGTCGTGACATGCTCGTCCAGATGGGTCGTGCCGCTTCTGCGTACCGCTCCCGTCACCGTCTTGAGGCCGACGCTCCGCTTCGTGCCATCCTCCCCTCGTGGGTCAAGGATGCCATGGCTGCGGACCTCGCTCTCTCGATGCCCGGTGACAGCACACTCAACGCCTACGCCGAGATTGAGGGCTACATGGCAGCTCGTGGAGTTGTCGTCAGCTACTCACTCGACCAGAACGTGGCAGCTGCCCAGAGCGCTGGTGCCCTCAACGAGTTTGCTGACTCGTTCGTGTGGTACCTCTTCGCTGAGGGTACCTTCCTGTTCCTCGACGGCGGCACACTGGACCTCGGAATCATCCGTGACTCCAGCCTTGTTGGTACCAACGACTACAAGATGTTCGTTGAGACCTTCGAGGGTGTTGCCAAGGTCGGCATTGAGGGCCTCGCAATCACCAGCACCATCAGCGTGAACGGTGTGGCTGCTGCCCTGCGTGACACCACAGGTGGCGCAACCGCAGCGGCTATCGAGTACTAAGCCGATAACCACTAATCAGTTCACACCGGGCGACGTTCAGAAAGCTAAAGGAGAGTAAGAACATGGCAAAATTCCAAGGAGTCTTTCCTGCGAATGAGTTAGTTCCAGCTCCCTGCGGTCTACTGAGCGTCGCCCGGGTGACTGAGCACACAGCCCGTGACTATGACGAGCGTTGGGTTCGAGGTCTTGACCAAGAGTTCGACTCAATGCCGTCATACGTCCGGCTGCTCACCGTCAACGACGCAACAGTCGCTAACGGTCAGCTCACTGATAATCAGTCAGAGCAGACCTACCTGCGATATGTGCCGTTCTACATTGACGTTGAGGACTTTGCTTCGACCTTCAGCCTCCCCGGTGAGGACAGGTTTGCACGAGTCAAGAAAGAGCTTGAAGCAGTAACCCAAAAGGCCGTCGAGTACGAGTTCTGGACAGGTTCTGCTGCCCGGGGTGTTGTGAGCGCTGGTCCGCCGACTGACTATGACGCTGGTGAGAACAACATGTATCTCACCAAGACAGGTGCTTCAACAATTCCTCAATCAGGAGCATTTGCACCGCAGATTGCTCTGATGTATCTAGAAGAGGCGATTTCAGATTCTCCAACAGGAGAGAACGCAGTCATCCACATGACTCGTGACGTTGCCTCGATTTTGGGTTCCCGTCTCGTCTACAAAAAGGGCGAAGACGGAAAGCCCGGTCGGGCAATGACCCGCTTGGGCACCGAAGTTGTTATTGGTTCCGGGTACACCGGTACAGGACCTGTTGGTGACCAGAACGCTGCTGCGTCTGCTACCAACAAGTGGATTTACGCCACAAGCAAGGTTGACGTTCACCTCGGCAAGATTGAGGTCGTAAACGAAGACTTGGCTCAGGGCGCAGATGTTACAATAAACAACATGAGGATTAAGGCGTACCGGCCTGCCGCTGTGTACTCCGACCCCTCAATGCATTACGCAATGCGAGTGACACTCCCGACATCATAACGACTAAGCCTAAGTAATAACTTTTAAGGAGCACACTGGAATGGCTACACAAGACTATGCGGCTAGCGTCCAAGGTGTGGCGATTCGAGTCACTCGACTGGACGCCGCTGGTAACCTCCTCAACGGAGCAGGGGACAGCTACACCACCTCGGCATTTTTGCGAGCCTCATTTACCCCCGAATACGAAGAGGGTGACGAAATCGTTGAGAAGTCTGCGGACGGCACAATTTGTGTCTCCTACAAGGCTCCCGACACCCTCAAGCGAATCACAATGGAGATTGCGATTTGCGAGCCCGACCCTGAACTGACAGCTCTTATGTCAGGTGGTCTGTTGCTTCGCAAGAACTTCGGTTCATTCGCTTCGCCAGACAACAAGAGCGTTGGTTGGGCTTCCCCCGGCGTTGGTGACGACCCCTCCGGTAACGGTGTGTCGATTGAGGTTTGGTCCTTTGCTGTCAAGGACGGCAAGCGGGACACCACACTCCCATACTTCTACTGGGTCTTCCCCTACGCACGCCTCCGCCAGAGCGGTGACCGTGTGATTGAGAACGGCCTCCTCGCCAACACCTTCGAAGGCTACGGCCTCGGGAACGTTCAGTTCCAGAGCGGCCTCGACGGACGTTGGGAGTACCCCGTTGGTGCAGAGCGCCCCTACAGCTACGCCCGTGCAACATGGGCTCCTGAGGGCCTCAAGGGCTTCTACCGCTGGTTCGATGTTGCTAGCAACACCGTGACCAACAAGTCCATCACCTCGGAGGTCGGCACAGTGACCACTGGCACAGCCCACGGGTTTGAGGTCGGACAGTCAGTCACCATCGCTGGTGTTGACGGCGACTTCAACGGAACCCACACAATCACAGCGGTGCCAAGCACCACCAGCTTCCGTGTCACACTGACCGGCGCAGCTGATGTTGCTTCGACACCTGTCAGCCCAGCTGGTGACGTTGTTCGTAACCGTGGCTACCTCGCAGTCTCTGACTTCGAGAGCCAAGGCTCCACGGAGAACTACAACGTTCCGGGTGCGGATGACTACAACCCCGACTTGGCGACTGACTTCATCATCGCCTCTTCGGAGGACCCCACTTCCTAAGTTAGAAGGGGCGGGCAGAGTGCCATGGGTGTTGCTTAGCGCTCAGGCCCTGCCCGCCCCAACTTCTATGTAGAGAGGCGAGACGTAATGAGCAATCTGTGGGTAGACACTGATGACTTAGGTGTCTATGCGGATTCTGATTACGCTTACGAGGCGGTAAAGACTGCTTCTTACCTCCTCTGGGCCATGTCGGGCCGCAAGTTTTCGGGGACAACCCGAGTTACGGAGCGTTACGTCTCTGCCTACGACCCCTACCTCCGCTCCGGGTCTTCTCGCCTCACCTACACGCCGCAACTTATTGATGGTCAGGTTGAGAACGTTGCTTCCGGAGGCTTCGGTCGTTACTCCAATAGAGATTTCCTTGGAGATGGAACGAATGCTCTAACTCGGGTTCGTCTCCGGGGTCGTAAGGTCGTCAAGATTCACGCTCTCCGTGACCAAGACGGCAACGTCATCGACCCCGATACTTACTACCTTGCCGACCACTCAACGGTCTACGGCACTTCTAACGCTAGCTGGAGTGCGACAAACGTAGAGGTGACCTACACCTATGGAACACCTCCACCCACAGCCGGTAAGGCTGCTGCAAGGCTTCTAGCGACCGAACTAGTCAAGCTTTACGAAGGTGACGAAGAGTGCGGTCTGCCTCAGCGTGTGACATCTGTGGTTCGTCAAGGTGTTACATATACCATTCTCGACAACCAAGACTTTGTTGACGAACTGCGTACAGGGATGTACGCCGTTGACCTCTTCCTCAAGACAGCCAACCCAGACAAGGCTCGTGCCCGCTCCCGGGTCTTCAGCCCCGACCAGCCTCGTGCTCGTCGCATTCAGGGTGAAAGCCCGGTCTTCGAGTTGAGTGCCTACGACCTCTACTTCAACACCGAGGGCGGCACCAACGTCTACTACCTCAGTGAGTTTGGTGGAGACTTCTTGCTCAACGATTCTGCGTGGGATGTCTACGCAGTCATCTCCAGCTACAACAACTCCAAAACTTTGACACTTGAAGGAGCTGCTGACCTAGACAGAACAGAAGAAACTATTCGACTAAGCGCAAGTTATTCGGACCTTCTCTCTGTTCTTGGACCCCGTGACCCCGGAATCTTGGACTTGTATGCAACTCGTCCAAGTCTTGGCAATCCTGCGGTCAACGAGGTAATCCACATGCTGACCAGCAACGTGGTTTACCAACTCGGTGACAGGGTTACACCGATTGCAATTGTGTAATAAAGACGAGAGGAACTAAAAGACATGGCAACGTTCGCTGATGTATCAGGCGTAGACGATGGGGCAAAGAACCTCGCTAGGTTTCTTCAGGATGTTCTAGACCGAGTTGTCAACACTTACGACTCCTACTCCATGCCGCTTCCTTCAAAGCGGTACTGGAACCTTGCCCCGCCTGCGGTTGATTGCGAACAGCTAGTTGTCTCTCTTATTCAGATGTACATTGGCGCTCCCGGCGATGAAGCCACAGAGCCTCGCCGTTGCCACGACCCCCGTAGCGCAACACTCAACATCACGGTTTCTCGTGCCGTCCCCATTGTTGGACAGAACGGTCAACCCCCAAGCGCAGAAAACATCGAAAAAGGCGCAACAGTCTCCGCTTACGACGCATGGATTTTGATGGAAAGCGTTCAGCAGTTTGATTCATGGGCCGGTAATGGGGCATTTGGTTTGGGAGTTATTGCCACGGTTGATGTTGAGGGCCCAGAAGGCGGATTCCAAAACACTCGAATGACCATCACAATGGCGGTTCCGTAATGGGAAACGTAATTTTTTATGAACCAGTTCTAGACCGGTTCCTTCGTCAACCCGGTGGAACAGTCGGGCGGTTTTTAAAGAGAAAAGGTTTGCTTGTTAAAGCAGCCGCAAAGCGTCAAGTTGGCGTGCAGACAGGGGCTTTAAGAGCCTCTATCCACATGCGTCACTTCCGTGACCCCCGGGGTCAGTATGTAAAAATCGGGTCTTCCTTGCCCTACGCAAGGATGCACCACGAGGGGACTCGGCCTCACCTTATTAGGCCGACTAACCCGGGTGGTGTTCTGAGGTTCCAAACTAAGGGACAACTAGTGATTACACACCTAGTCCGGCACCCCGGAACTAAGCCAAATCGCTACCTTAGTGACAACCTCAGATTGATAAAATAACAAAGAAAAAATGAGCTTTTACAAACCCGTAAATGCTCAACGACACAGATAAGGAAGAAAGATGACAAACCGATTCAAGGACTTCGGTGCCGGAGGAGACGGTGTTAATAAAGACCCGCTCTCTTTCAAGCTATATGACGAAGAGTTCCACTGTCGCCCAGCTATCCAAGGAAAGGTTCTTTTGGACATGGTTTCTGGTGCAGAAGAAGGGGAGCTTGGTTCAGGTGCAGCAAAGGTCATTAATGACTTTTTCTCCACCGTCTTGCTTGATGAGAGCTACGAGCGTTTTGACACTCTTCTTCAGGACCCAGAAAAGATTGTCACGGTTGAGACCCTTGGTGAAATCACCGCATGGCTCGTGGAGGAGTACACGGGCCGCCCTACGCAGCAGCCAGAGCCTTCCTTGAGTGGGCAATAGACCTCTGGCCTTTTGTAAACGGTAAAGCCCTTATGAGCGGACTGAGATTGATGGAAATGGAGGCAGAAGAGATGACAGATGTCTTGCACTATCTGTTTGAAGACGACCTCCTACATTCCACTCCAGAGCAAGCCGAAGCTCAATCTCGGTCTAGGACCGTGGTCTACGAGTCCCTTTATGGGAGGGCTTACAAGTACAAGATGAAGGGAACTTCTGGCTCTGGTAGCGGCAATTACCAGACATACGCAGACGGTTCTCATGTTCCATCTGATGGGTTCTATGGCGGTCAAGATGTGGATGAGTTTGACCCCACA